GTTGGCAAACTTGTTTAGCTAATCTTGCTGTACCCGCCCATCCATATGATCCCAATTTGCTTATCATGGCAATAAAGGATTACAAGGAGGATATGATCCCTCTATTTCGCGATAGGTTGTGGACTGAATCATGTCCCTTGACGGATCATGAAAATTTGTGCGGAATTCCTGGCAAGAAATTCATTGACGCTATTCCATTGAACACTTCTATAGGTTATCCTTTGGGAGGTTCCAAGCGCCGTTTCGTTACGGAATTGGAACCGACATTTGCGAAACCAAATAATAGAGTGTTTGATGAAGAAATTGTCGATGAGATTGCTCGTTGTGAGGATTGTTATCGACGAGGAGAACGTGCTTATACTATTGCAAAAGCTTGCAAGAAGGATGAAGTGCTATCAAAACCAAAGTGTAGGATTTTCTATGGTAATCCCATAGCCCTCACTTTCTTGGTTAGAAAGTACTTTTTACCTATATTGCGAGTTATGCAATTTAATCCTAAAATTTCGGAATGTGCTGTTGGTATCAACAGTCATGGACCTGAGTGGCAGGAATTGCATGAGCACATTTTCCATTTTGGCGACAATAGATTGATTGGTGGAGATTATGGCAAATATGATCAAAAATTGCCCTCTCAATTGATCTTTGCCGCATTGAGAATTATGATTGATTTCGCACGCGAGTGTGATTACTCGAATGAAGATTTGGCTATTATGGAATCGATGTCAGGTGATTTAGTTTACGCTGTCATTGCTTATAATGGGGATCTAATCGGTTTGACCGAAGGTACTCATATTAGTGGAAATTCTTTAACGGTGATCATTAATGGAATTTGTGGCAGTTTGAACTTGCGCTGTTTCTTTTATAGCGAGTATCCTGCCAATGATTTTCCCACGCGGAAGAAATTTCGTGAATACGTTAAATTAGTTACTTATGGAGATGATAATATCGGATCTGTGAGTCCAAAGATTGATCGTTTCACGATTAAAGGAGCCTCTGAATTTTTGGCGAAGTATGGTCAAACGTACACTATGCCTGATAAAGAGAGTGAACTCCTTGATTTCTTGCCCCCAGAAGAATTCGAGTTCTTGAAGAGGAAAAGTATATTTGTGCCCGAGTTGGGTGTTCACGTTGGAGCATTGATTGATAAGTCATGTTATAAGATGTTGCATTGTTATCTTCGAGACAGGTCATCTCCCTTAACTGAGGAGCATGCTTGTGCTCAAAACATTGATACATCACTTCGTGAATGGTTTAACCATGGGCGAGACAAATATGAACTGCGCCGTGGTCAATTGAAAGATATTGCCCAGCGCACGGGAATTTGCCACCTTTGTACCGAATTAGACATTACGTTTGATGAAAGGGTGGAATTATGGAAAGCAAAATATCGTGGACTTGAATTGGATTCTAGTCCAAAAGATGTGGTGTTTCCCGACTTATAGGTTTCGAGATTTCCTTAATAAGATCGCCCCGGCCGACACACTGGGGTTCCTGTGTTCAGTTGAATTGTGTATGTGTGTATATGGATACCGTGTAAATGTATGTCTTGTTGATTATGTATATATTTGTATAGGCTTTGCACACATTTGATGTCGCCCCCGCGCGATACCCCTTTTTAGGGGAGGTTGATCACCAAACAGAATCAACCGTTCAGATGTGGATTGAGTGTGCCCTCTGATTGTATATTGTGCTTACTAAAACTATTAAAACAAACAAAAACAAAACAAACGTATTGGAGGATAAGCGTTGTAAAATAAGAAATCCTCCCCGGTGGACTAAATCCATCAAAACTTCCAAGGATCTTCCTGTTGCGTATGCGCATCAGGATGATTGGTTTGGAATTGATTATTGCAATGGTTGTGGACATTTTGAGAAACATTGCCACTGCGTGTTTGAACCCCATTGTGGCTTGGAGCCGCAATCGGGTGCACCATGCTGGCCATTTTGCCCCATTCATTGTGATGATCCTTCCGATGACAGTTTGACATATTCTTCGTCAACTAGTGAATCGGAAGCATCGACCTATTTTAAGTCTCAGTCTGGTTATGAAGCTACTGTGATGAAAGTTTCGGATACTACTTCCCAAAATGTGAAATTTTCTGATCAACATGGCTCGTACAAGTTGGAAATTGATTCAACTATTGATGAGACTAGAAAAGGTCAAGACACTGGTGATGCTACGCTCCAAAACTTCTTTTCGCGTCCTTTGAAAATTCATGAAGTTGAATGGACTACATCAACAGCGTTTAGCTCGCAAATAGATCCATGGTCTCTCTATTTTGAAAATCCTAGGGTGGCCAACCGAATTGCCAATTACAAACTCATGAGGTGCAAGTTGCATCTCAAGATTGTTGTGAATGGCAATGGATTTTTATATGGTAGAGCCATTGGAGCTTATTTGCCACATGCTAACCTTGATACTCTAACTAACACTAGTGGTTTGATCTCCGCCAATCTTGTTCAGTTGACACAGTTACCAAAAGTATTTTTGAATCCCACCACATCAACTGGTGGAGAAATGGTTCTTCCTTTCTTCCATTTCTATAATTATATTGATATCCCCACTTCAGACTGGACTGTAATGGGTGATCTTATTTTGCGTACTGTAAATGACTTGAAACATGCTAACGGAGCATCTGATCAAGTTACGGTTAGTGTATTTGCTTGGGCCGAAGATGTTGAGCTATCAGTTCTTACATCAGTGGAATCAAGCACTCTCTCACCTCAATCCGGTAGTGAGATTGACGCTGCTAATAAGACTGGTATTGTTTCAGGACCAGCTACTAAGATTGCTCACATTGCGAAGTCACTTACAACGGCACCTATGATTGGTCCGTATGCAAGTGCAACTTCGGAAGTAGCTTCTGCGGTAGCCAATGTAGCTAAAGTCTTTGGATATTGTCGACCATGTGTCACTAAAGACCCAGAGCCTTTTAAGCCTACAATGGTTTCTTCTTTAGCAGTAACTACTGTCCCAGATGGAGCAGCAAAACTGAGTGTGGACGATAAACAGGAACTGTCTATCGACCCCCGCATTGCTGGTCTGGGATCACAAGACCCACTTGATATTATGTCAATTGCGAAACGCGAATCGTATTTGACTACTTTCACTTGGGCAATTGGGACAGCACCCGAATCACTTTTGTGGAACGCGCGTGTTGATCCCGTTACTTGGGCTGAAAATGGAACTCCAACGGCTTTCTATTTGCCCGCGTGTGCAATGGCTGCGTTACCATTTGAATACTGGACTGGTACTATGAATTTCAGATTTCAAATTGTTGCGTCGTCATTTCACAAAGGTCGTTTGAAGATCGTTTATGATCCGCAATTTTTGGCAACTAATGAGTATAACACAAACTACTTAGAAGTTATTGATATTGCGGACAAAACTGATTTTACGATAAGTGTGGCAAATGGCCAGGCTAGAACTTACTTGAATCACCATCTTCCTGGTAGTGATTCAGTCACACAGATGTATTCAACGACACCATATGCTTCCGCTGAGGAAGGGAATGGTGTCATCGGCGTCTATGTGGTTAACGAATTGACTACTCCGAATAGCACAGTGAACAACGATATTCAAATCAATGTTTACGTGTCTATGGGGGATGATTTCGAAGTAGCCCAGCCTGATGATTATTTTCAACGATTTACATTTAAGCCGCAGTCAGGTGCTGAATCCGAAGGGATTGTGCCTGAATCCGAGAACACTATTGAGTTGGACAAACCCGCTCAAGATGAATCCAATTTCTTAGGTCCTAGACCCGATAAGTTATGGAGAATTAATGATGTGTTTTTCGGAGAAACCATTAAGTCATTTCGACCTTTGTTGAAACGTTATGCCTTACATGAGTGTATCGGTCCTGGCGATAACACTTATACTGTAACGCATAATCGTAGATCAATATTTCCTTATTTGCGAGGTGGTGTGTCAGGCGCAGTTCATTTGCGTAATACTGCCACTGTACCTTACAATTTTGTGAATACATTGTTGATGCATTGGGTTGTTAATGCCTTTTCGGGGTGGAGAGGTGCTATCAGGTACAAGATTCTGCCGCGTGGACCCATGGATGATAATAACTGTACGCAAGTTGAACGTTATTCTATTACTCCTGGTGAGACGCAATACGCCCATCTGACAGCAGGTATTGATTTCTATACAGGCTTATCAGATTGTGCGCGTGCAGCAGTCCTTGGTGATAAGAACGCCACCCCATATACCCGACAGTCCTTAACTGGGTATAATGGGCTCGTAAGAGTCCATAGAACTGTCAACCCTCAAATCGAATATGAAGTTCCATTCTATGGTGCTTTCCGGTATTCCCCCGGAAAGAAACAAGATTGGACAGGCCCTGAGTGGTCTGCTGCGCCAATGCAAGGCGTCATCATTCGTAACATGGTACAAGGGCAAACCACCACGTTGCAGGAAATTTATGCTGCAACTGGTGAGGATTTCCAGACTTACTTCTGGACTGGTCTTCCACCCATTTACTATGAATCGGTCCCACCTCCTATCTAGGTGGGTAAAATAAATAAATATAGCTCTGTGGCCGAGCTAGGCGCTTCCCATGTGGGAGCGACCGGACTAACCGCCGAATAAATTTGTGAACCTTAAGTAGGTTGCGTGATTATGACGGTTGGTCGTGATCACGTCCTGTGGATGAATAATCCAGGTCCTGATAAGGGAGTCACAAATTTAATAGCGGTAGCCCCGAGACTTTTGTAAGAAAGTCCCGAAGCGCATTTCCCCAGAACTTTGGAGGGAGATGCGTACCGGTGGG